GAAGCAATTCCTCCCAACCTCATAATCTGTTCTCCTGTGGTTGGGTCTATAATGTTTTCGCTCTTTTGAAGAGGACACCAAAATACAAATTTTTCTTCTATCGTTTCCATTCTAAAAATAAAAAAGAATCAAGAACCTAATAACTGGCTCTTGATTCCTATAATAACTGTTTTGCTCAAAAATAACGTCAAATCTTTAAGCGGTCTAATCCTAAACAATTATCATCCAAAAAAGCAACAAGATGAGTAGACTTATCGGCGGCTTCCTCACAACCACAAGCTACAGACCGTGG